TGCTGACCTGATACTTTTGTCAAAGTTCTCAGGGTTATAAATGTTTTGTACACGCACATAGCTGGAAGCATCTTCCAGCATCATTTCTAAAAACAATCGTTGTACATCTAATCCGTATTCTTTAAGCATCTATTTCTCTCGGTCTGTTAATTTTCTTTTCGAGTTGACGTTTCTTCAACTCAATTTTTATCTTGCTTGTTTCTCTTGATTGCATAATAGTTAGCAACGTTGGCAACTTTCCCCACAGTTTCACAGCGTCGTTGATGTCTTTCACTGTGCTTGGCCACTCAGGTATACTCACCGCCCACCCCAACTCTACCGCACGGTCTATCAGTGCAAGCCCAGCTTGATCTTGATCTGGCACCACAGTAACGTCACGACCTAAGCTGCGTATCAATCTTGCTTGCTCGTCACTTATTTGATTGTGCATAACAGCCAATCCACTGATACACAGCGCATCAAATATGCCTTCTGTCACGATCACATGTTGCCAGTCAGCCTGTTGTAGATCCATGCCAAACACGTACCCCTGTTGCATGTCGTTGATGTAACGTGGATTTCGGTCATCCAAGAATCGTATTGTACTGCCCACTACTTGATTGTTGTATGTAAACGGAATAACAACGCCGCTTCTACTGGTGGCTGCCACCATCAACGGATAGTCTTCAGGAACGCATCTGTTTCGCAAGTATGCCCATTCCGCAGGACTATCCGGTGTTACAAAATCTGAAAACTTTGGAAGTTCTGCTTCTTTGAATTCAATCGGTTTTGTATTGTTCCACTCGCGTTGCCGATCTTCCAACATACCTTCCATACTGCGATGGCGCATGCTTTCGAGATTTATTTGATTGATATCGTTTTCCGAAACGCCTATCCATTCAAGTAGTTGACGTGCTTTGAATCCAATGTTGCGGCCAAGAATAAAACTTGCAGTGTATCCGCAGTTGAAACACGAATAACTCCAGCCCTGGTCAGACAATTTAATACCACCTCTGCCTCGGCGATCAGGAGTGTTGCCGTTGTGAGCGCAACAAGGTGCATTGCCGGAGATCCAGCCCGATGGGCTTAGTTTAGTTTTTCTTCCTGTTTTCCAATATGAGAGGATGTCGATCAATGCGTATTACTTTCCACAAATTTTCATTTTTTCTTTTAACTAACGGTTGTGCATTATTATAACATTTTCTATACGCCGAGAACAAGCCCCAATACGTTATTTTTATTTCATTTTTATGTAATTCGGCAAATTCTTTGAGCCCTAAATTAGTTGTCCATTCTTTGCCATCCGGTGACGTTATTTTATAAGTTCCTTTATGTGAATCGCTTTTGCGTTTTTTTGTTTCAGTAGAGTCTTTAGAATTATTATATCTTCGTTTTTGACCAATACTGCAATTTAATGCCCGTTTTTCTTTCCACTCAGTTGATACATTTTGCCAAAATAGTTTTGCAGAGTCTGAATCATGGCCATCGCCGCCTGCAGTTACATTATAACCAGTTTGTAACGTTTTATATTTGTGTATCCAGTATTTTTCTCTTTCGTTTAACTCATCCGAAGACCAGTTAATATTTTGTTCTATAATCTTAAATTTCATGTTAACCCACCCATATTTTCGAATGGCTTCAAGGACAGGCCGCTTTATGTTTAGAAAATATTTTGCGGCTGATTGATAAAGTATAGACTTTTGAGTTGGGTCAATAGTGCTTTTGCCAACGTATTGTTTGCCGGATGGTGATGTAATAATATAGATGTATTTCATACACCTATTTATCAAATAACAGTTAAAACAAATTAACGATATTTTATATATTCCACATGCCCAGTGGATATTATCACACCAACTGACAGCATATTGTATGGATTTGGGCGATATCCAGAACCACCCGATGTCAGTGTAAGTCCTGTTACTTCACCAGAACTACCAATTGTTGAGGTTGCTGTTGCGCCTGCACCATCACCAACAAAGGTAATCAACGGAGGTGCTTGGTACCCAGAACCGGCGCTGGTGACGGATACACTGGTAACAACACCGTCAGTTACTACAGCATTAGCTGTGGCAGCTATTCCAAAATTTGTTCCATTTGTGCCAGTAGTGGTCACACTGTTGTTGAAACACAAACGAAGCAGCGGATGCCACCCAACCACTGTCATATGGATAGTTTTGGTTGTGTTCAAGTATTGTGTAGATGGTGTTACATTGTACCAAATACTCTGGTATGTTTCTGCTGCTTGTGCTTTGATTGTGCCTGTGTATCCAATCAAATCCAGTTGTATGCTAGTAACAGGGCCGCGTGGCTCAATTTGGCTACTGAAGTATTCGGTTGATTGGTAAGGAGTAGTTGACCCAATGGCCTGACCAGTTTGGCGTGCCCAATCTGGATATTGTGATCCACTGCTGTCACCATAACTGGTTTGAGCTGACAAGTTCACAGTTGGTATTGTCAGTTCAGTACTGGGAACAAACGCTGGATAAATGCTGTCTACAATATCAGCCGGGGCACGGGCGCCTGCTTGGGCATCAGTAAACACTGCTTCTATCAAGTTGCCGCTGGCTCGCATAATACTATAGCCTGCTGGTTGTGCTTCGATGGCATCAAGATCGGCCGGTGTTAATGTTACTTTGGCGCGGCCATATGCAGCATTGATAATTGTCATTTCTTTTTGTGCTAGCAATGCATTGCCATTTTGGCTGACCATTCTAAATGTCAGTGTGCTGCCCGTGATATTCACAGGTTTTTCGTCTTGATTGATAAACTCAAACAACACCACGTTGTCAACACCTTTGTTGATTGTTAGTTTTTTAGCATACACAGGATCGTACCTCAGATTGAAATAAGCACCACTGGTGTCAGGAGTTAAAACTCTAATTACTTGCTGGTAAAGATAGGCAGTGGTTGAATACATATGAAGTATTTAGCGAGCTTGACAACCCGGACAGGCGCTTTAATACTGTCCAATACTGTAAGGTATAAATATCCAGATGGGCAATGATATCTTTAGTAAACTAAGCGAACAATATCCTTTTATCACGTTGTGTGTGTATGCATCAACGGAATACGTGGGCATAGTTCAAAATCAAGATACTCTTGTTACCACCATATACGACTTTGGAAGTATTCACGATCCATCAATGAAACAACAATTTTTGGAGTTGGCCAATGTATGGTGGTGGGAAAGCAATCGCAGTATTCCCATAAATATTTTTCTAAAAAAAGACTGGGCAATATTCAAGCCTTGCTTGCGCACATTTATCAACAAAGATTTAGAAATATTGCACGGGCCTGTGTGTAGCCTTGCTGATATTATTCTTAAGAAAAGCAAACGAAAATCTATTACACTTGTTCGTCGGATGGAGTAAGCAAGTTCATATGTAATGCTACCAGCATTGCATAACTTAGGCTGTGTGACTTTTTGAATGTGTACCCCTGAGATTCGTCACCATCCCATACTGTTTCAAACACCACATCCCACGGCTGTCTTTGCAAGTGTGCTTTGCCTGGACGAATGATACTGATAAATGCTGCCATTCGCGGAATACTATCTGGCCGCATCTCTTTTAACAAGTCTGTATAGTTGCCAACATGTACCAACTGTTGAGCCCACTCTGTATCAGTCCATAGTTTGGCCCAATCAGGTTCTTGTGCCAGTGATGTGGTATAGTGCTCAGGACCGGTAATCAACTGATACACGCTCATGTTCAACAAGTCAATTTTAAAGTATCCCAATTCTTCTGCGGCTTTGTAGTCAATGGCAGCACATTGGTTAACTGGATCGTGCGGAATATCTGTTACATAGATTCCAGAATTGTGTCGACGCACTTGCCCTTGATGTGATTGACGTGCTGGTGTGTGCTGAATCAATTCAAGCAACTGATTGCGATCAGCAAAGTCAATGTCGATATCTGCGCTCATTACCAACCTGCCTGTTTCAAAATATCCTTGGCATATTCTTGATCAGCAGGATAGTCCTGGAATCGTTTTTGCCAATGATCAACATCTATATAAGGATACACCAATGCAATCTGTTCCTTGTTTAACTCGCTTAAAAAATGTTGACCAGACTCACTGTTGAATATTATCCACGGACTGATACGTCCTGCTGTGACAGCATAAACCATTGCGTTGGTACCACCATAGCGTAAACAATCATGTTGTGGATTGCCTGTCTTTTCACTCCAATCAATACCAAACTCTATTGCTCTTGTCAATGCATCATCTACATTTTCTACACGCAAATAAAATGCCAGGTACTCTGTATAGACTGTATCGCTGCACCAGTTGTCAATTTTTTTGTTTTGTTTCAGTACCCATTCCATAAACCTTGCAGGATTTATAGCACGTATGCTCACACAGTAACGTCCAAACTTGACAAAAGCCTTGTAATAAGGACTTTCACAAAAATCATCATAGGTTTTTAATTTGGCACTGCCCTGCGTCATTTCATAAAATTTGATGTATGCTTGAAACCCCAGTTCTACCCCACGTTCCGAACGTTCATGTCTGCGTCTACGTGGCTCGCAACTGTGCACAGTGAGACTTGTTTCTCTAACAAAATCTTTTTTACAAAACTGGCAAGTGTACTTCATTTTTTCTTTTCTTGGCCCATTAACTTGTGGTGTTCGTCAATTTCTTTTTTGGTTGTCATTGACGCCAACACAGCAATGTCATCATCCTTCATATGCGGATACAGTTCTGACAACTGCTTGCGTATACTGCTGGCACCAGGTTCTTTTTTCTTTGGAGCAATCCAAGTATGCCTAGGAGTGCCCATGTCCGGACTCACAGTGGTAGCACACAGCCATTGCAATTCTGGATGCTTGCTGAGTGTAAAGAAATGCTTGTTGAGCCTTTCATTTGTGGCAATAAGATAAAACTGTTGTAGTTCCGGTGATCCTTCTACAGAACTGGCCCATCGCACCATTAGAAATGTTGAGAATTTCTTGCGTTCTTCTTCGGTCAGCTCTTGATAGAAGCCGCGGTTCTTGCGATCAAGCTGTCGCATCTCGTTGATAATGTTCAACTTGTCGCTCATTACCAAGCACGTGAATAGTCGACAATTTCACAGTTACGACTTATATCTTTTACAAAGTATACACAATCCGGCTTTGGGCCGTCGGAGATAGGAACACACAGCATTTGTCCGTTCTTTAACTTGGGAGCATACCAAGCAACTTCGTGATACACATCTACAATTTCAATGTCCGGGAAGCTGGGACGGAAACTGCTCAATGGGTTAAACTGAAATACTTTGAATCCGCGATCGTTGATACTGGTCAACGGCAACACTTCGAGATCACCTATTTCTGGTTCGCCGATAAGAATTTGCCAGTCCATTGGCATACGTAGTTTGTGTTCGCCAATTTTTAATACCAATGCAGGCGCATTAAAACTTTCAAGAAAGATCAAAGGAATATAATGATAGTCAGGATCTTTGGGATCGCTATTGTCGAAGATAGCAAATCTCATATCATCTACTTCTTCTGGAAGATGGTCAAGGTCAAATGGTTCGTTTTTATCTAATGTTAATATACGCATGTTGTTATTATAGCAGGTCAACCAACGGTGTGTCAATTGTTTTTAATTTTGTTGTTACTTCAGCAGCAAATTTTTGTTGCCAGCTAGGGTCAGGCACATGGAACAGTGGCGAGCTTGTTTGCAGCTCAAGAGGATATTTTGCTAAATTAAAATCAATTTTATGTTTGTCAAATTGAGAAAATTGATCAACAATGCGTGACATACGGGACTGTTCGATATTGTCGTGATCCTTGAGCATACATTCAAATATGCTCAATGAGTATACAAATGGAATATTCAAACTCTTTAGAGTATGCAATGCACCAACAATTTGCCAACATGTGCCGGCAATATTCCATGCTGGGTCAGTTAATGACTGGTAAAGTGTTATTAGCAATTTCTGATCCTTGTCCAGTACATGAGATAATGCACTTGTTATCCACTCCCTATTGATGTAGGGGCTGGTGTTTTTGAACTCAATTCTATCAGTGCCAGTGAAGCCAATGACCACGGCCGCAGGGCCGAGTGTTAAACCGCTGATCAGTTCATGTAGTATCATGCCAGTTGAATTTCCAGGAAATGCACGATTATCTATTTCATAATCCGGCAGCATTTCAGACCAATGCTGATCCGGAAACTTGGGATCTTTATGAAAATAACTGTCGCCTACTATCAATAGCCTGGGCTTGGTTACTTCCATTCCAATTTCTCCTGGGTGAAGTTATATTTAGCCTCCCTGTAAAATACTTTTCTCTTGGTCAAGTGTCGTTTGGCAAACTTACAAGTGCTAGTCACATCCCAGATTTGTACGTGGTCTTTGTCTTCTGCTTTCCTAATACCACGTCCAATAGATTGGATAACGCGCACAAAGCTCTTGCCGGGTTCCAGAAGAACCAGATTAAAAATCCTAGGAATATTAATACCCACAGCGGCCACACCATAAGTCGCCACAATAATCTTCCCAGTACTTGTTGCAATTTCATCATATTCATCTTGTCTTGCTCCTGCTTTGGTTGCGCCTGATACAAATACCGCTCGGTCGCCCAGGCGTTCGACCAAGGCGTGACCCGCTGCTACACGGTCTACCAATACCAATGTGTTGCCAGTGTCATTGACATGCTTTACCAAGTTGGCAATAGCAGTCAATCGGTCTGGTTCTTCTAACAAAAACTTCAACTCGCTTTGATAATTTGAAAACTCAGCATGATCAACCAACTGTACAATATTCACATGACATTGTGCCAACACTCCGCGATCTTGCAATTCGCTTGCACTTAGTTGATTGATAACAGGGCCCAAACTGCATTTCAATGCTTGAAACTCAAATGGCTCTTTGGGCACAGTTCCGGTCAACCCCCAACGAATTGGCACTCTTGCCATGATGCCGGTTAACAGTGTTTTGAGTGCATCAGCTTTGGCCATGTGACAATTGGCCACTACTGCTCCATCAACCACATAGTTGTGGTTATTTTCTATATGTAAATTATATACTTTAGCGGGTTTGCTGATTTCAGTTCTTTTTACTAGTCGCATATATACCTTTGATTTTTGTTGCTGTGTTTATATCAAATCTATTATAATCAATTTGTTCTGTACGATCAAGAAACCATTCTTTTGTTACTAAGATAACTCTGTATCCATTTTGCAGTGCCCACTTTTCTAATGCAACCATTTTGGCATTGAACTTATTACCAGTACATAGTTCAATTGGTTTTACTTCAACAACATATTTTTGAATATGATCAACAAAATCCACAATATAAATGTATTCTGAATTTTGGTAATTATACCTGATTCTTAGTTTTTCATACTCGGCAGTAGGACTGAAATATTGATACAATGCCTCCCAACTAGATCTAAATTTTTTATTATCAAGGATTGATTCCCAATGAGAATTTCGGTTGTTTGAGTTAGGTGTAAATGTTCCTGCTAGTATTCGGTCTTTTATTAACTGTGAACGATATTCTTTGCCGGCTGCTGACATCCTGATTCCGTACATGCCATTGCCAGACCCACTGTTTTTTAAACTAATTTTATCTTTGACCTCTTGTGTGCAAGGGGGCATGGTTCCTATTTTTTGACCCTTTGTACCGGCGTTCCACGAAACACCTGTATTTAAATTTGCTCTTGTTAATCCTGGATATTGCTGTTGAACTGCAAGTCCGCCGAGTCGGCTAAGCTGTGATTTAATTTCTTGCTCAGTTACAGTCCCTGCTAATAAGTTATCTATATTGTTAACCCACAAACTTGTTTTAGAATTTAGTATTCTTTTTTTAAATCGAATAAACTGGTTATCCAATAGTATTGTGTTGTTTGATAAGGTCAATGTTTGTTGTCCAAACTCTACTACTCGTGCCGTCTGCCCGGCAAGCTTCAGTGCTATGTTTAATTTGATTATCCATTCATCATATGTAATTTTCATAAATACCTCTGCATTAGTTATGTGTATTTATGTTTTATTCAAAATATTATGATGTTCGGTTAGTTCATCGGCCCGGCACCATCCTTGAGTTGTGAGAAATTTATGATTACCAGTGACTTGTATTTTTACACCGGTATCAAACTCTAATTCATACATTTTTTCACTGGCAGAATTTGTTAAATTTTTATGGTGTTTCACAACAGTATCTGTTTTAAATTCTTGCGTTTCTTCGGAAAAATTAACTATTGTGTCACCTACTTTAATATCTTTTATAAGAACATACCCGTCGGGGGTCAATACTCGAGCATTGCCATCAAAACACTCGTCAACCATTACACAAACAACATCTTCAATGAAGTCTTGTATGGTACACTCTGCTACACCACTCTTGGTATTCTTCATCAGCACATTTAAACTTTGCCATGTGCATATTGTATGTGTACGTCCAAATTCTTTACGGTCTCCAAAGTAAACACCCACATCTAGCCCCAAGTTGACATAGTCTGCTTCTGTTTGGCCAACCAAACTCTTGTTGGGCACAATAACAATACTGCGACCATACGGTTCAATGCTCAAACTCAGTGCTGCTGTCATCAGTGTCTTGCCAGCACCTGTTGCCACTTCTTGTATGCATTGTGGGTTGCAAAGAAACGCATTGATAATCTCCACTTGGTAGTCACGCAACACCACAGGTTGTCCTGCCATGGGATGTGTTTTGGGCCATACCTTGTGAGCGAATGAGTCTTCTTTGATATGGTCAAATTCAAATGTGGTCGAGTATGTACGCTGATCATCTAGCTCAATATCGTAATTGAACTTTTCCAGTATAGGCACAATCTCTGGCAACAGATTTACATAGGTACTGCCACCCAATTGAAAGTAACTAACCTTGCCGTCCCATCGTCCCAAACGAACCGCGGGCAAGTATCGAGCACCGGGCACATCATATTTAAAAGCATTAGTTAATGCACGGCGTGCATCCAGTTCAAGCCCTTCAATTTTGATATTGACTTCGTCTCGTATTACAATTGTGGCTTTTTTCATTTAAAATATACTTTATTGATATATTGTTGTTGTTGTATTTCTTTGAGTAATTGTTCTTGCGGCATTGTTTCAACTAATTCGGCTACCGGTAAATGATATGGCATTAATTTTTCATGATTAAATGTATTGTAACCTCTACTTTGAAAAAAGTCGTTATGTTCGTTAAAGTATTTTTCCATTTCTACTAACTGCTTAGATGTTTGTTGGTCTGATATATTAAATCTTACAACAAAATCTGCGCTATAAAAATTAAATGGTTTAAATGCATCGTCGGCAATATAGTTATCATTATCGTGTGCTAGGTCTGCTAATGTCTTTCCAATTTCAACATAGTTTAAATACACAGTTCCGAATGTTGATTTTAATGTTCCATATTTTTCTATTATGCCAACAGGTAGTCTTTTAGTTTTTGGTAATCCAAACCAAGTGCAAACAAATCTAGGGTCTGCTCCTTTATGCACTGATTCGCATCTATGAACTGCTAAATTTAATTCTGCAAGGGCCTTTTTAACAGCATCCGGAGCATTAATCCAATAATCAGTATCTTGTTTGTCTAACAGACCGTGATATTTTTCAAATATATTGTGTAGATAATTTAAGCATTCTTGGTCATATAGTGTTGTAAATGGTTTTGTAATAATGTGTTGATGTAAATTGATTGTGTCTATACAATCAACTATCATTTTTGTAGCACGAGACGCTTCGGTATCTAGCGAATCAAACCCGTAAAATCTATCTGGATGGTCGAGCGGATATTGATCTCGCTGATTCATTCTTTCCAGCCATAACTCAGTTAGTGGGGAGCCTAAAAGGCGAAATTGCAAAGTTAGATTTTTATCAAGCTCGATGTACATGTCCATTCTACATTATATATTATTTAAACAGCAAAGTCAAAAAAAGCAGGTATTATTTTACTAATACCTGCTCAAAAGAGTAGATTGTCTACCCTGGAGTTAAATTGTTCAAGCAACTTTCATACAAGTTGTTTCTGCTAATCTCATCCAATTGGTGGCACTCAGTTTGCGCAAGTCTGCAATCTTCAATGCCATACGCAAGCTCACCTCACGCAAACGATTTTGATTTGTGTCCATAAACTCAATAATCTCGTCTTGTGCCACTGCATCAAAATCATAATCTGAAAACAACACGCCGTCTTTGGCAATTTGCTGAATACGCAAAATCTTGTCACGCATTGTGTCCAGTGTCAAATCCAAGTAGTGACAACGACTTTGCAATGCATCCAAGTGATCTTTGAGTTTTTGTGACTTCATCTTGTCAAACTTCAAGTTGGTGATAAAAATCACACTACCTTTGAACTCAAAACGCTCTGGAATGCCTTCGCGACGCAGAGCACTGCTTTCACTCAACCACGAAATAACACGTTTCTTGCCGGAGTCCAATGCACCTTTGAGCAAGTTAAGAGCAACGTCATCTAACAAAATGCTGTCGCAGTCATCAAACACCACAACACAGTTGGCGTCGGAGAATTTGTAAAGTGTTTGATACAGTCCGATTGGAGTAGCACTGCCTTTGACAACTTCTGCACGAAGTCGCTTGCCTGCCAATTTGTCAAACAAACAAGACTTTTCAATTTCTTGTTCTACTCCAAAGCTCTTGCCTACGCCGGGAGGGCCACTCACAATCATAGCACGAATGTCGCCGCTTACTGTTGCCTTTGTCATTTGAGTCAAAATGTCAAAACGCTCGCGGATGCGGTTGATTGCTTCTTCGTCAGTTTCTTTTACCACAGGAACAGCGGGTGCTGATTGTTGCTCCATATTTTCTCCGTTGATGTATTCAAAATCTTCAATTGCATTTACCCGAATGCGAACAGTTTTAAACTCTGGGCCAAAGTAACCATCTGAATCTACAGTTACGTAGTTGCCTTTTGCTCCAGTAGTGTAGCCTTTTACAAGGGCAAAGTTGATGTTGTTAACAGGACGATTGCGGTAAACACCGTTTTTGATACAAATTGCGTTCAATTTTAACTCCTAGTTATTGCTGTCTATGTGTATATTATAGCAAAAGAGCAATTATTGGTCAACTGGGTTGTTGGCCACTGTTTCAGTGCTGAGTACTTGTTGTGTAAAAACAACACCTCCTAAATTGAGTTGGTAAGTGTCTGCTACAGACTTGATGTAAAATTGCATAACTTTGCCCGTTTTTGTGATCAACGTGTATTGCATTTTAGGTCCTTTTTTGTTGCTCTATGTACATATTATAGCAAAAGGCGTATTATACGTCAACCACAAAAAACCCTGTTAACATCAGAATTTGTTACTGCCAATGATTTGCAATCACCGGATCAGTTGTCTCATGGGGGTTGGGGCTGCCGTGAAACACTAAAATACTAGTGTCTTTGTTGATTTTTGTTCCAAATCCTGGTGTCGAGTATTTTCTACGTCGAAAGTCGAATCCTCCGTCTAAACATTCCCACCTCCAACTTTTTATCCATTCTGTGCGAAAAAAACGACGATGTGCGGGTGGTATAACATCTGATATAAAATCTTGATCTCCGCGATACTTGGCAGCAAAAAAATTAATATCCTGTTTCACCACAGTTTCCCATATGTGTTTGTATTGTGTTGTGTCCCACCACATGACACTGGAGTTTGCACCAGTCCAATTTGATTTCCATAGATACTTGAAATCTCTAATGGTCCAAAAATGTCGCAATGGCAACTGCCAAAGCCAGTCTATGTTGTTGACAATAACAACATCTAGATCAAAATACAACAATGGACCTGTATGATGTTGCGTGTTGAACAATTGTAGTTTGTACCACCAACTCTTTTTAGGTCCTACAAATCCCCAGTCTTGCAATGCATGCTTGATCATATGGCCTGGCACTGGTCTGTGGGCTTCTGTGTACACATGTAATCGAAATGGGCGTGTCAAATGCCTGCACAACATGTTGTACAATCGATCCACATAAATCCAATCGTACCCGTTGCCGTGTATTACACAAGCACAATCTAACGGCTCTGTGTTGGCAATTGTTAGTGTCATTCTATATTTATGTGTGTATATAACGGTAAATATCTTTATGAAAATTGTAATAGTAACCGGTGGGTTTGATCCTGTGCATTCCGGGCACATAGCATATCTTAAAGCAGCACGTGAGTTGGGCGATCGCCTTGTTGTTGGCGTCAATTCAGACCAATGGCTTGAACGAAAAAAAGGCAAGTCGTTTATGCCTGTCACAGAGCGTGTGAGCATTATAGAAAATCTCAAACCAGTAGACGGTGTTGTGCTGTTCAACGACAACGACGGATCTGCTGTAGAAGCTATTAAAAATGTAAGACAGTTATATCCTGATGCCGACCTGGTGTTTGCCAATGGTGGTGATCGTACCAATGTAAATATTCCAGAAATGAGTGTCAAAGATGATCGGTTGACATTTGAGTTTGGTGTGGGCGGTACCAACAAAGCCAACAGCAGCAGTTGGATACTGGAAGAATGGAAAAAACCCAAAACTAGTCGAGCATGGGGATACTATCGTGTGTTGCACGAAGTTGGTGCCAGTGTCAAACTGAAAGAGCTCACTGTTGCTCCAAAGACTTGTTTAAGTATGCAACGGCATGAACACCGTGCAGAGTTTTGGTTTGTTGCCGAAGGTAAAGGTGCAGTATACACACTAGACAAATCAACCGACCACGACTTGAAATGTCACATGACAGCGCATCAGCATACTTTTATCAAAACAAACGAATGGCATATGTTGTGCAACGAAACTGATCGGCCACTTAGACTGATCGAAATTCAATACGGCAATAACTGCGTAGAAGAAGATATCGAACGCAAATGACCCGTGTTGTGGCATTCAATGGCTTGATCAATAGATTTTTTCAAGTTGATTTTAAAATACCCAACTGGAAAATCTTAAATTTTGACGATCCAGAAAAATTCAATGCTGATTGTTATTTTCAAATCAACGTAAAGAAGCGCAAGACCGCAGGTATGGTCGAGTACGATTTTATAAATGACTCAGGAAAGCCTGTGCTTGTTTGCGAATCAAATTTGTTTAGAAAAAACAGTTTTTCAGTGCGTCACCTGGACAAATGCTATTATAGATTAGGGTGGGGGCATTTCTTAAGAAGTGGCAACTTCAACAATGCCAACAGTCCTGCAGATAGATGGAATCATATACAGAAATTACAAAACATAGAAATTAAGCCATGGCAGCAGCGCAGCGGGCATGTTTTATTATGTTTACAAAAGCCCGGAGATTCAACTCTTAACAGCTTGTACAAAAAGTACAACTCATACGAAGACTGGATTGCACACACTATAGAACAAATCAAGTTGTACTCAGACGCACCCATAATGATTCGTCCGCATTTAAAAACAAAGAAAATAAACTTCAATCGGTTTATAGGAAAAAATATAACATTAAGCCAAACATGGAACCAGCGTACAGTGTACGAAGGCGGCGAAGGATTGCAAAAAGACTTTGATGCTGCCTGCGCTGTTGTAGGATACAACAGCAACTCATTGGTAGAAAGTACCTGTGAGGGCATTCCTACTTTTCCGCTCAGTGACGAAAGCGTTGTGTGGGACATAAGCAATAGAATTGAAGATCTGTCCAATCCAATATTAGATATAGACCGTACACAATGGTTGCACAACGCTGCTTATATGATCTGGAATATGAACGAGTTAAATGACGGCACTGCATGGAATCATTTGAAAGGAGTATACTTCGATGACTGAACCAACTTGGGCAAAGCGCAATATACTGTTAGATCAATTTGAGCTTGCTGATTGCAGTGTGGTTGACTTTGGATGCGGTGATCGAAGTGTATTGAACTATCAAACATTCCGCGAATACATAGGATTGGATCGTGGTGCTACTGCTGACATTCAAATTGACTTTGATACTGAGACCATTGCATTAGACAAACACTACGATGCAGGACTTGTTCTTGGAGTATTAGAATACATCAAAGATCCAGCAGCATTTGTGCAGGCAATAAGCCCGTTTGCTGATAGATTTATTATTATGGTATTGGCAAGAGCTGTGCCAAAGCCAGCATGGCGACAATCGTTTACACAAGAATCAATCGCTGCATTATTGTCCACTCAGTGGAGCAACTGCAAGTACACAAAAGCCGGTGGCTATATCATTGCTGATTGCACAAACATTAAATAAACAAAATGACCACAAACACCAAACTACCTATTCCTATTTTCATTGGATACGACCCGAGAGAAGCAATTGCTTATCACACCTGTGTCAACAGCATTATCCGTCATGCTAGTCGACCGGTTGCCATTGTGCCAGTGGCGTTGAACTTGTTCAACGACTACAAAGAAACACACAACGATGGGTCTAACCACTTTATCTACACACGATTCTTAGTACCACACCTTATGGGATTTAGTGGTTGGGCAATTTTCTTAGACGGTGACATGATTGTCAGAGACGATATCACTAAACTCTGGGATATGTGTGATCCATTCAAAGATGTTATGGTAGTCAAGCACAATTACAAAACTAGAATGCCTGTAAAGTATCTTGGCAGTAAAAATGAAGACTATCCTCGCAAAAATTGGAGCAGTGTTATCTTGTGGAACTGTGGTAGCTTTCCAAATAAACAGTTGACGCCAGAATTTATCGAAAAAAGTACCGGTGCAGAGTTGCATCGCTTTACCTGGTTGGATGACAACCGTATCGGCGAACTACCATTGGAATGGAACTGGTTACCGGACGAACTAGGAGAAAATGCAGGCGCCAAGCTGCTGCACTACACGTTGGGTACGCCTTGCTTTACCGACTTTGCCAACACCACAATGGCAGAGGTGTGGCACAACGAGCGCGAGCTTACAGAATACTGTCAACAAAAGACCACTGATGACTAAGACAAAGTTTACTGTTGTACACCGTGCCGACCCAAACAATGTGGGCGATTTGTCCAGTAACCCATTGCAATACTTCCTTAAACCAGAAGAATATCAAGTGGTTGACATTACGCGAATAAAAGAAACAGAGTACAACAGTGGATTACCAATGATTGTTGGCGGTGGTGGACTCATTGGTAATGAATTTTTTGGAGATACCATTCAATCATTGCTGCCATCGGCAGATTTAGACCAGTTAACAAGCATACAAAAACATAAATGGAATCTAAGAGATCTGGCCAACGAAAAAGCCCATGAAGAATTTCAATTTGCACATCGTAATTTTATTAAACGGTACATGAATAAAATTAAACCAGTGTCTGCGCCGAGACATATTTGGGGTGCAGGACACAACGGCCCAGTAGACAAACGCGGTGAAGCCGACATATTATACCCAGACTGGCTGATGAACTTTGACGAAGTGGGTATCCGAGACTGGGATCAGAATCAACCATGGGTACCTTGTGCCAGTTGTATGCATCCAGCACTGGACAAAAAATATGCAATTAAAAATGATGTTATATTCTATGAACACAAGAAACAATTGATCAAAAACTTTGGCAATGATAGTATGCCTCGGTTTGTGAATTCTGGAAACAACATTGATCAAACTATAGAATTATTAGGCAGTGCCAACATAATATTAACCAACAGTTATCACGGCGCTTACTGGGGTGTGCTGTTAGGAAAAATAGTTATTGTAGTGGAACCTTGGAGCAGTAAATTTTTGAGTATGAAATATGCTCCTTGGATTTTAAAGCGAGATCAAGACTGGAAAGACGTAGTTGATCAAGTCAAGACACGTGAAGGTGCACTGGAATCTTCTCGTCTTGCTACTACAAACTTTTGGGAAAAGATCAAATGAAATTTGTAGCATACTTGTCGTCTGTTCCGCCCAGCAAAAAAAGTCAACACAAGTCGGATTTGTTAAGAAGATTTGTAGGCGGGGTTCAAGCAGCAGGTGACCATGGAGTGCTGGCCACACGTCCTCAGTTGGTCAATGCCAACGTGGCATTTATACAAGGATGGCCACATGCTACAGGCAAACAAGCTGCACACAATTTATTTAGAAAAGAAGTATTTGATTTTCAAAAGAGAAACAACAATAAACTGCTGGTAGTAGACAGCAACTTGTTCAACTACCGCGGGAAGAACGAATACTCTAGATACAGTTTTGATGGAGTATTTCCAAGTACAGGAAATTACTTTTGGGACAATCCAGATTCTGCTCACTGGCAATCTATAAGTCGCAATACCGGCATTGCTTTAAAAGATTGGCGACGCAACGGTAATCATATACTGGTCTGCTTGCAACGCAACGGCGGATGGAGTATGGGAACTTACGATATAGTTGCATGGGCCAACAAAACTATTGCTAAAATACAGCAAGCAACAAGCCGTCCTATTATATTGCGGCCCCACCCCGGTGATAAATCAGCAAGACAACATATTGGTGACGTCAGTCACATGCGTAATGTAAAAATTTCAGAACCAGGATCTACGTTATTAGACGATCTCAAAGATTGCTGGGCTGTAGTAAATCACAATTCTAGTCCCACTGTGGGATCTGTGATTGAAGGGTATCCAATATTTGTCACTGACCCAGAAAAAAGTCAAGCAGCTCAGGTTGCCAATACAGATTTTAGACTAATAGAAAATCCTGCTATGCCAGATCGTCAAGCATGGCTAGAACGGATTGCCATGTGTCACTGGAGCCAAAAAGAAATCATGTCTGGAGAAGCGTGGCATCACATCAGGACTTATGTATGAAAATTGCAAGCATACGCGGCAGTGTCAAAGGAGTAAAATCTATAGTCACAGGAATGCTTGTGTCAGGTGATGACTATGCGCTGGTTGATTCTATTAACAATCCTGTTGCACAACAAGCTGATGTGTTTTTGCAAACCAACCAAATTAAAACAAAATTTACAACAGAAGGAATATTAGGATCATACGAACAAATATTGCAAAGTTCAAAACCATTCTTAGTACACGAAAGTGCAAATTTTAGACAGTACGCACATAGTCACGGATACACACGACTTGGTTGGTATAGTTATTTGTGGACACAAGGCATATGTGGCAACGAAAATTCGCCGTCTGACCGCTGGAATAAATTTCAAGCGGCAACTGGTATACAACTTAAAGATTGGCGCAGTCCCGGAGATAACATTGTTATTATGGGACAAAAATCAGGTGACAGCAGTCTAGTTGACCTTCAGTTCAACAAAGTAAAATTTTCAGTATGGGTACAGCAGGTAATTGACACTATACGACTGTATACCGATCGCCCTATTGTGATACGCCAGCATCCAAGTGGAAGAAAAGGTCGCGGGCATTTGGCACTGTTAGCCAATGCAAACACAAATGTTTCGATCAGCGACTGGGCAGCCAACGATCAAGATTCTTCATCAGGCGGCAGCAGTTTGCAAGCTGATTTAGACAACGCATACTGTGTAGTGACATACAACAGTCTTAGTGCTGTAGAAGCAGTGGTTCAAGGAATTCCTGTGTTTGCATTACACAATGGATCCATGGCATGGCCTGTGGCACATCATTTGTTATCGCAAATTGAAAACTTAAACTACAACATTGACAGAACACAGTGGTGTAACGATATAGCATACACTCAGTGGAACAGCAAAGAACTAGCAAGTGGAGAGGCATGGGCTCATCTAAAGCCCATTATATACAGATGAAAATAGAATTTGGATGCGGAGAAACACCTACTAAAGAAGGCTTTATGACTTGTGACATAAGAGACGTGCCAGGAGTCGACTTTGCATGTCCTGCTTGGGATATAGATAAACATGTTGAATCCAACACAGTAACTGATATATTTTCTAGACACTTTTTTGAACACCTTACATTTAAGCAAGGTGAGTATCTGTTGGAGGTTTGGCACAATATTCTCAAACCCAGTGGCAGAGTAGAAATGTTGATTCCCAACATGCGAGTTCATGTTCAGCAGTGGTTAGACAAAGATGCCAGGGCACAACGCAACATATACGGACATCAACGGGGCAATTTTTTGGATGTATGGGATGTACACAAAAGCGGATACGATGTCGACACGTTGAGAGAATTAGTTACAAGCAAAGGTTATACTGGATATTGTTCTCTTGCATCAGGAAAAAGCAAACATGTACATGTGGAGTTTTTCAAACCGTAATGTTTTGCCAATAAGAATTGTTCTTAATTTCTGTGTGTAACTCAGCAAGTGTGAGTGCTTTTTTGGCAACTTCGTCTACTTGTTGTATTGTCGCAGCAGATAGCCGATCAACATGCAATTCGTCTGGACGATAGAAAAACATGTTTACACCATTTGAATTTAGTGTAAAGAATTCGTACCCGTGTGTCTTTAAGTAAGTTTTGTACTTTTTAAAACTTACACCGTGAAACACATGCTTATTATACTTGGCGCCTGCTACATACGGATATGAAAATTCGTAGTCGTATCCAAGATTCCTGTTTATTTCTGCGCAAATGACTTTTGGTCGAAAACTGTTTTCTAGTAGGCCTTGCATTATTTCAAAGTCAAAACTGTCTATATCAAGACTGAAGAAGTCTACATCCAATGGAAATCTAGTCAGGTACTCGGCGCAGTTGGCAGGATCAATACATTCATTGTAAAATGTAACATTGGCCGGGATGCTGTTTTGGACATTGAGATCAAATGCAAAACACTGATATCCTTTGTGCTGTACAAGATTTTGAGTACAGTTTACTGCTAGTCCGTCACGTGCTTTTTTGCTGTCTTGCCCCCAGCCCATTTCTACACAAACACCAGTGGGATTTTTAATATTGCTTATCAAGTGCTCAATGATACCATCTTCTCCGTGCTGAGAATAAACACGTTGTTCGTACGGCAATTTATAATTACTAGCCATTGATCAGCACTGCCAGTTTCTTTTTGCTAGGCCACGTGATTAAATTTACAGCGCCTATTTCATCGCAAGCACGTTTGACATCAGGTATGTCATAATCGTCAAAAAATATCACTTTGGAATCTTTTATTTTTTCATAATCATACAACACAGTTTCGTAACTGTGTCCGCCATCAACAAACACCATATCAAACTCACGTGATTCCAGTGTGTCTTGTGTGAAACCTTTGTATAGATTGTATGCTAGATCTATATTCTTAGCCAACGACCGTGCCTTTAGTTTTTCAAATCTTTTTGCACACGCATCGTAGTTGCCAGACCCTTTGCCGTTGATTTCTTGCTTGTGTGTTTCGTCTGTGGCCAGTTCAAATAGATCGTAACCTGCAAAATAAAAGTTGCTTGTGTATTGTAAACAATAATCGGTTGTCACTGTGGCAGCACGACCAGTATGGCATCCTATTTCACAATATGATTGTGGTTTAAATAAATCAATAGCAGTACGGAAATACTGTTGTCTCCAACCCAGATCCATTACTGCATCAACTGGCCATTCAATGTTCATGTGATAGTCTCCGTATATCTTCTGTCACCATCAACGTTACCATATCTTTAAATGATGTTTTTGGTTTCCATTTCAGCATTCTTTCTGCTTTGCTGTATGACCCATGCAAACTATGAACTTCAGCAGGACGTTTAAAGCGCGGATCTGTTTCTACATAGTGCTCCCAGTCTGTTATACCAGCGGCTTCAAAAGAGTAAGTTAATAATTCTCTGATACTGTGTTGCACACTTGTACAAATTACATAGTCATCTGGTTCTGGTTGCTGCATCATTGTATGCATTGCTTCTACAAAGTCTCCGGCAAAACCCCAATCACGCTTGGCATCTAAATTGCCCAGTGTGATCTTGTTAGACAGTCCCAGCTTGATACGAGCAACACCGTCTGTTACTTTTCTTGTTACAAAATCTTTGCCGCGGATCGGGCTTTCGTGATTGAACAATATACCGTTACAAGTGTACAAGCTATAACTTTCTCTAAAGTTCACTGTGGTCCAATAGGCGTGTAGTTTAGATATTGCGTAAGGCGATCTGGGTTTAAACGGAGTATCCTCATCTTGAATCCCGTTGGTGTTGCTATTACCATACAGCTCGCTTGTGCTGGCCTGGTAAAATTTAGTAGTAGAACTGTTGTTTAAAATAGCATTTAAAATGTTCAATACTCCCATTGCATTGACTTCGGAAGTGGTTTTATTAAGATCCCAGCTGGCTCCTACAAAACTTTGTGCAGCTAGATTATAAAATTCATTAGGCTTGATGCTTTTGACCAAATGATTCATGCTGGCATCATCAGTGATGTCGCCTGTGACCAGCTCAATATCATTTTGGATTCCAAGATAGTCAATGTTGCTCAAATTTGGATTGGAGTAACGCTGTACCAACCCGTAAACTCGATAATCATTTTCTAATAGATATTTGGCAAGATAAGGACCGTCTTGCCCTGTCATGCCGGTTACAAATGCTGTTTTTTTCATTAGGTGTTCTCACTCTTTGTGTACTTACGCTTGCCTTTTGCATGGGAAAAATATTGGGTTAGTACAGTTTTTCCAATTGGGCTTAAATGTTTCTTTTGAGGAGCAAGGTTTGTTACTCTGACATTGTTGGTTTCGGCCAACTTTACACAATCTGCTATTACCCAAGTATCGTGTGGTTTACAAAATCTGTACGGATCACTTATTTCTCTGGATTCATAAATGTGCTCGTATCTTTCCATAAAAGTTTTGGCAAATGGATGTTGGTTGTTGAAGAAATAGATACAAGTTTCTGCGTTATCCACTGGCTCGCCTGTAGATCTTGTTGCTGGTGCATACATGTACGAAATAATACTGTTGCGTGGTAATATGTTTTCTAAGAATGTGTGCGGCACAGGAGCATGCGTTTCCGAATCTGCATCAAGATATATTAGTACGTCTTGCGTCAACATTTTGCATGCATTGATCCAGGCATAGGCTTTGTAAGTAAACTTGCGTGTAAAGTGTGTACCCCGCCAATCTAAGAAACTTTGCAGTTGCGGATTGCAAGTTTTATAGACATCCATACAGACCAAGTTGTCAGCTTGGTCGGGCATATCAAATCCCTCTGTCATCACGTACAAGGTAACAGACTTTGGCCAATACTTAATAAACGACTGTACCATTTTGTGACCTATCAAATCATAATAGGCTTTGTTCATTGTTGTTACTGCTGCAAATGTTCTCATTGTTGTTTCCAATATGCTTCTGTTCTAGGCACTATTAAGTCTTGATCTTTACTGCGTCCTTGACTTTTTCTACTGCCTTTGAGATGATCCAAGTAAGCACCCCATTCTGAATTTATAAGTGGATGGCCTTCGCCTTGTATCAAATGCCCACTCCAGTCGTGTTCCGCTAGCGGCATTGACTTGCGCACAACATCAAATACAAAACTATCATGCCATTCTTGCATTGTGAATATACCGTTTTCTGCATCGTCGTACACATGTTGAAATTTATTAAGAAAAGCCAACACATTTGTAGAACGTAAATTCATTGCATACAATCCACACTCGGTATACTTGCCACGGCGGCCTAGAAAACAAAGTTCTTTGTCCAACGGACATAGCTCATTCAACTTGGCAATTGTAACAGGACTATGACATACAGTATCTGCGTCCATCCACACCAACCAATCAGTGTGTGCTATTTTTGCCGCAAAAATAGCATAGACTTTGTGAGCAAAACGTATAGCATTCCATTTAAAACTTTTGCCGGCATCCTTGCGTCGGCTTCGTACCGGATCCGATGATATTATGCCATTGGCCTTGGGAACATTGGCCCATTTTTCTTTGAACGCTACCAATGCAGCACTTTTGTTGTGCAAGTCCAACACTTTTAAATTGGGTGCAGATTCTACCACTGTGCAATCTTCTGCGTAAACCAACAAGTCAACTTCGGCAGGCCAGTTTTGTAAGAATGTGCTGATCATTCTTTTGCCATACTGGTTGTATCCGTGCGCATTGAATGTTGTGACAACAGAGAATTTCTGACTCATAGTTTTCCTTATAACTAAGTGTATATTTAACTAGGTATATTATGAGAGTAAGTATTTTTGACCAGTACGGTGCACTTAATAGTTCACCTGTTTTTGAGGCCATAAGAACAGGTTTGGACCAGATTGGTGTTGACCACAACACTATGGACAGTTCAGCAGACATTGCTGTTATCTGGAGCCAACTGTGGCACGGCCGTATGCGACACAATCGCGAAGTGTGGCAATCATTCAGATCAAGCGGAAGATCCGTTATAGTAGCGGAAGTAGGAATGTTGCGCCGCGGAAGTACTTGGAAACTGGGACTAAACGGTACCGGAAGTACAGCGTATTACGGAAAAGATTTGATCCCAGGACGGGCAAACCAGTTGCGGCTAGCAGCCAAGCCATGGACCGAGAATGGATACAATATTGTTATTGCGGTCCAGCGATCCGACAGCGAGCAATGGGCAGGACAACCTCCCACTGTTGCTTGGCTGACAGAAACTGTTCGTAAGATTAGAGAATACACAGACAAACCTATTGTTATACGTCCGCACCCAAGACAGCGTATAGGCAACGTTCCCGGATGTGTTATAGAAATGCCCAACCCTGTACAAGGAACGTACGACAACTTTGATTATGATCGTAGTTTAACAACTGCATGGGCAGTGGTCAACCACAACAGCGGACCGGGATCACAAGCAATATTAGCAGGTGTCCCGGCGTTTGTCAATGCGTCTAGTTTGGCAGCGCCTGTTGGCAATTTGGATTTGTCTACAATAAACAATCCGTTAAGACCAGATCGTGCTCAATGGTTAGAGCAACTGGCACACACCGAATGGTACACAGATGAAATTGCCACCGGTCTACCACTTGAGCGTTTAATGGTGTCCCATCATCGATAGACTTTTATCAATCCATTGCAATACTAGATCTTGCTGCCGTACCATATTGTGATGTTGTATACTTGCCACTGCTGTTTCTGGCAATAAGTCTTTTTCGGCCAACTCGTGCCATGTAGTTGTTTTTGGATCCATTGGTGCATGTGTGCTTTTGTACGCAATTACATGGATGAATTCATCATCGGGTTGTTTTAAAAAGAATCCCGAATTACAGTCCCAACCATTTACTGCCAACATGTGCATCAAACTGACCACAGTATGATGATAAAAACATCCACTGGGTTGTACAAACGACAACTGACGTATATTCATGAATGTGGTCTGCGGAACTGCCATTACCAACATACCGCCATCTTCGGCGATGCCATTCCACTTGGCCAATGTGGCAAGTGGATCAACACAGTACTGAAAAGCATCATGACACCATAGCACATCAAACTTTGATTTTAATGTTAGCTCGTCGACTTTTTCAATATCAAACTTTTGATGTGTAACGTTGGGATACTTTTTGAACTTTGACGGTGCGTCAACAATGTCAATTCCTGTACAGCGAATATTCAGCGGAATCGGCACATCATCGCGCGTAGTTCTGCTTGCCCACCATTCTAAGTCTGCCCCGGCACCGCATCCAAGATCAACTAATGAGCCAATACTTTCCATAAAATCATCGTATTCAAACAATGTGTTGAGAGTTTGTAAGCTGTGTTCGTGCCGCTCTTCGTCGTTTCTAAAACTCATAGTTGTATATCTTCCATTCCGGCGGCTCGTAATCTAACAACATGCCCCAGCATGAAGTTTTTACTTTCCATTGCTTTCATAATTCCTAGAAATCGGTTTCTAAGGAAAGCCACTTCGTTGATGATGGTTTCAAAGTCAATTACTTCATCTTCGCCATCAACGTACTTTTCAGCATCTCTACTGGTCAGTGCACGGGCATACCCTTCCAGGTACTTTTGAAAGTGGCGACGACGAATCTTACGTAGTTGTATATTTAAATGATTTAGTACTGCTTCAATTTCTTGTAATTGGTTGAATCTGTGTTCGGTCATGCCCGGCAGTGCTGAAATATTTCTCTCAACCATGCCTGAAATTGAGCAATCACGTCGTGCAGATCCAAGCTCTTGCTCATAATGAGCAATAAAATCTGGGATTGCTCCCAGATCATTTGTAACACGACTAAGCCACATATTTAATCTTCGTACTCTGATTCGTTGTCGTCGTCATCTTCGTCATCGTATTCTTCTTCTGGTTCGTCATCAAGATCTTTGATGTAGGCTGCCAACGATGCTTTAACTTCCTTGTCGCCTTTGTACACGTCTCGGATATCATCTGGAGCAACGTCATTGTCGACCAACACAGATACCAACACATCCGCAGCTTCTTGACGATCAACAGTGTTGATATATCGTTTAAGTTCATTCCAAATTTCGCTAGATAGTTCTACTGACATATTATACCTCTGTTGTTTCTTCTACTGCGGTGTCATCAAGTTCTGGAATTTTGACTGCCTGGCTTGCAAAGTATGCCATCAGCTTGTCCAGACACCCATCAGTGTTTGCTTCCCATTTTTTACGGAACTGCTTGATAATTTCGCCATCGCTGGTCACAAATACCAAACTGTTTCCTTCCTTCTTGAGAATTTCTTTTCTTTCTGCCAAGTCAACCAGACCACTGTGAGGACTCATGCCAGACGCGTAAGGAATTTTAACTTGCATGCCTTCAAAAGGTTTAGCATAGCGTGTTTTCATCACTTTACACCCTGCACGGATACCCATAACATCTGAAATCTTGTTGCCATCTTCGTCTTCCTTCAACTTCATCTTCTTCATTGCAACCACAATACTGCTTGCATAGATGAAACCCTGGCCGCCGGAGATCTTGTCATCAGGATCGAACATGTCTTGACTAGCATATGTATGATTGGTTGCAACCAAACCCACATTATAACTGCCAAACATATTGACAGAGTTACGAACAAGTGATGTCAATGCTTTGGGTTTACGGCCCATGTCGCCTTTCATGTCGCCGGCCTCAAACTGGTTAACATCAGTTGGTGTAAGCAACATGCCCAACGAGTCAATGACCCATAACACTTTCATGCGTTCTTCTTCCGGAAGTGCTTTGTAGTCTATCATGAACGTAGAAATTGCTTTGGCAACATCGTCGATCATGCTCATATTGAGTTTAAGCAACTTTTCGGGGCTTGTATCAACACCCAATGCACGTAGCCATGCTTCGTCAAGTGCGTTTTCTGTATCAACAAGAATAACAAAGATGCCTTGCTCTTGTGCGTTCTTTACAATGTTGCCTGAACAAATATAACTTTTGCCTGCACCCGATTCGCCAGCAAATACTGTAACTTTGCCAAGCGGAATACCTTTGTTGAAGTCTCCTGAGATCAGATAGTTAAGTGCATAGTTGCCTGTGCTGATCCAGTCTGTGGGATCGTTGAATCCAATGCTCAAGCCTTGTATGCTTTTTGTGATGTCCTTGCGGAACTTTGAGATGTCAAATGGTTTTGCCATGTTTAACCTTGTAAAAATTTAATTATTGTAGCACTATCATGCTCTAGAATACAACCACTATCTTGCCATTTCAAGTTTCTTGGATCGCAAG